TATAAAGATGAAGTCTCTGAGTCAAGTGCGATATAGTCTAAAGGGTACTCTAAAGCATCTTTTAGATATCTATGAAGGGTTGCTGTATCTTCGATACCAAAACATTTGTCATCGCCTAGCGACTTCTGTGTTAGCTCTCCGCTCACATATCCCGTTATACTCTCGACTGCTTCCTCGAACGACTTCTTTGCTTCTGGTTTGAACTTTATCATTGCAGGATTAATCAAAGCCAAAAACTTATCATCAACAATTTTTCCATTGTACTCTGTTATTGATGTCTTTCTCGTGAAGTTTTTGAAAGGCTCTGAACCTACAAGAATGAGCCAATCGTACGAGTCTGTCTCGATTTCGATGTCTACATCTCTTTTCAGAATTTTTTGTTTACCACTATCTGAGCATAACGCAAATCGGTCATACTCGAAGTCAAAGTACTTATCATAATTAGTACTTGACATTGTTTTTTCTATTATTGCTACTCTCATTAATATTGTCCCCGTGTATTTATTTGTACCTTTCCTGGTATTAAATTTCTGTTTTTCATTGCCTCTGTAAAGTGTTCTAAGGCAGGTATACTATAATCATCTAGTACAATATAAGATGCTTTGCAAAACTTAGTTACTAATTCTGAGTACTCTCTTATTGTTTTGCCCCATTTATCTGCATAAGGTACGTCTGGATCATCAAAGAAATGAATACCTAACTTAATACAAGTTTCTAAATCATAAGCATACTGGTCATCATCCCACGTTAATTTGCCATATGTATCTTTATTTTTCCATGCTGGAGGAGTTTTATCTCTCATATAAGAGCCAGGCGAATTAATAACCATACTATGTTTTACCTTTTCTATCTTGTTATCTTTTGCAAATGCTTCATAAGGTATATTATAATCTTTAAGCATCTCTTTTACACACTGATTTCTTTCATCACAAAAATTATTGCGTAACTCTTGTTGTTCTGCTTCATATTTTGCTTTTAGTTCGATCTGCTCTTTAGCAAATATAAAACTCCATTTTATTTCACCACTTTTTTGTACTGTGCCTCCAAGAGACGCTGGAATATGATACAGCTCTTTTTCTTTATCTATATCTATTTTCCAAATTTCTCCATCTCTAAGAAAAATAGGAGGAGCAGTTACAAGATAAGCATACTTTCCTGTAACTTCGACAAGTTCTTTTAGTTTTCTAAGTACTGTTTCTCTATCATTATCCCATGCGCCTTGACTTTTACACTCAACATAATAATCATACTCTGGTAAATAAAAGTCAGGAGTATAAGGTTCATTATCTTTTAAGGTTATAGTGGAGGGCTCATATTCAAACTCTATATCATTATGTAATAAATATATAGCCCAATTAGCTTCTAAAGCAGACTTGTATGTTGTTCCTGCAACCCACATTTCGTGCGCACCATGATAGTAATTACCTTTTTGATTTTGTTTGTTAAACTCATATTGTCTTTGATTTAACTCATATTGTCTTTGATTTCTTGGATCAAATGCTTTAGCCATATAATTTCTCCTTTAGTCTGTTTATTTCTGGTTTTGTTAAGTTGCCTGGGTCTATATTATCTCGTAGTTTTACTACTCTTGCAGACATTTCTAGTTGTTCTGCCAAGCCTTTTGCCATCTCGCCAGCTTTTACACCCGCTTCATCTCCATCAAACATAATGTCCACTCCTGAAACTCCTTGAAGTTTGAGTAGACTTAGCTTGACCCAATTAACTTGTTGTGTGCCAAAACAGCACACTGTATTCTTGAGACCTTTGTCCCAAAGGTTAAGAGCATCAAAGATGCCCTCCACCAATATAACTCTATTCTGTATTGGTTTTATTTTAGCTGGACAGAATGGCATCTCTGCACCATTCGGATATATAAAATACTTGTTCATATTGAAGTCGTCCAGACTTCTACCAATCAGAGCCACTGTCTTTCCTCGGATGTCGCGTATAGGAAAGATGATACGATTCTCGAATTGAGGTACGTTCCATGTGAACGCTCCCCATATTGCAAGAGTCTCCTCAGATATATTTCTGATTCCACCACCTTTCTACGGTACTCGATCCTTTGGGAGTTGGATTCCGACAGTTTCGCTTTTAACTTTATTTACTTTTTCTTTGATTCTGTGCATACGAACTTCTAGTGGAGAAGCAGGTGCGCCAAAGTATGTAAACAGATTACCTTTGTACCCACAAGAGAAACAGTTAAATATACCTGTTACTTTGTCTACCCTCATACTGGGGTTAGAATCATCATGCTCGGGGTTTAGACACGAAATTACGGCATCCTGTCCTGAGATGCGATAATCAATGCCCTTGTTTCTTAGTAGTTCTTCTGCTATCATAATTATATATATTATATCAAATTTTTATATTGTTGTCAAGAACTATTTTCCGTTAGTTTTGACTTATGCTTCCATTTCAATTGATCTCCAAGTCGCTCGTACTCTCGAAACTTTTCATCATTTTCGTAGTACCTAGACTTCCAAACCAACTCTGCCATTTGAAACCAGACAGCTACCGCTTTGTCTCTAAACTCATGGTCTGGCCATAGGTAGTAGTGTAACCACCACTCTTGATCGAATCTACACACTCTTATTTCTTGTTCGTGTAGTTCAGGTATCTCACTTAGAACTCTAAGTCGTTGACTACCTGCTATTGGGTACCAGTTAGGCATAACTAGTAGAGGAGAACGCACACCTTCTTTCTTCAGAGCTTCTCTCAGAGGCTCGTTGGGAGGTACGTTCATAATGTTTTCTTTTACTTTTGGTTGTTCTAACATCCACCCTACGGTTTTTACATACCAAGTGTGTGGTGCTAAAGGTATTTGTTCTGCACTTTCTCGTGCTACTCTGTCATCTGCCATCTTTCAAAATCTTTCCTGTAATAATCGTATATTAGGTTATATACTTTTTCAGTATCATATCCTGCTAGTTGTGTTATAGAGGCATGATGAATATTTTTCATCAATCCCAGTTCTTTCCAAATTGTTTGGTTTTCTAGTTTGTGTACTTCTACTTCAGGTTCTCTATAGTATACCCATGCAGGTAAGTACATCACATGGTAACTTCCCATGCGAACTAAGCTTTTTTCAAATAAATCTAAATTCTGTATAGTGCCAAAGTAAGCACCGTTTTCTAGTGATTGTATTGCTTTCCTTGTCCAAGTTATAATATCCCAGTCTACTATAAATCCTTCGTCACAGTTATGTTTGTAAAGACTTTCCCACCTAGTTAGTGGATTTCTAATTACAGTATAGTATTTATAGTCTGGGTATTGTAATGCTAACTGGTCGTAGGTTGCGTGTATATTGTTAAATACAGTTCCTTTTGTTGCTTTGTTTACTCCTTCTCTAATAAAATCAGCATTTAACCCTGTCTGCCAATTTCTATGTTGGAATAAAAATTTTTTATCTTGTTGAGCTAACCAAGCACGAGCAATAGAAATCCCACCACACTTAGGTATGTGAATAAAACAACTTTTTTTATCATATATAACCATTGTGTATATCTTCTATTGTTTGTTCGTATATCAATCTAAAATCTTCCAGTTTAGGAAGCTCTAACTGTAATGTACTCTCTTGGTTATTATATGCGATTTCTGCACAATGACAGTGCCATGCTTCTTCCAGTTGTTTTTCAGTGTATAATATCATAAATCGTAGGCGTCCTCTCCTGTTGTCATTGTTTCTTTTAGTTCTGATTTTTCATCTGGGTCTAAGGCTGTGTGAGGCCCGATCTTTAGTGTCTCCCAGTTCATTTCAGATGTAAACGGCTCAATTGAACCACTTCTCATCTTGTCACACTTAAATTTAATACAAGGCTCTGTGTCTCCCCAATGCTGAATACTGTAAGCAGCATCAACAGCATCCAAGATTCCTTTCGAGAATCTTGCCTCTCCTTTCTCATTAGTCTGGAAAGCGGAGAGAACTAGAACTTTACTCTCTTGTGCGAGAGATTTGAGACCTTTTGAGATCTCGATTTGCTCAGTCCAATCATATTGACCTTGACGATTTGGTGCGTTATGGCGTTTTACTTGGTTTAGATAGTCTACTATTACAATACCCAAGTTAGGTAACTGGGCTTGCTTCTGTCTTACTACACTAATAATTTTAGCTAGTGTAAGAGAAGGGTCGTAATGTATATCTATTTGAGGAACATCTGCTAACTTGTTTCTACTAAGTTGATAGTGAAACTTGTCGAAATCTTGATGATCTCGCCATTCGTTATATGCTTCTGTTCCGTTATCGAATCTATTAGCCCACCAGTTAGCAACTTTATCCCATTCCATAGGAGTAAGATTCTTTGCTTTGATACGACCACTATTGATACCAGTTTGTATGCCACAGATTCTCTGCAACATTTGTCTAGTGTCCATTTCGATAGTAAAATATAATGCTGACTTGCCTTTTTCTTGTGCGGCAGCAGCGATGTTACAACATGTAAAGGACTTACCTCCACCACGATGTCCACCGATAACGACCAAGTCTTTGGGAGAGAATGTATAGTCTAAGTCATATTCTTGATTCAGACCGAGCGGTAAAAACTTGGCTAAATCCTCAGCACTATCAAATAATTCTACAGTATTCATGTCTTCAGCTTCGTCATTTGTGTCGACTGAATCTTCTACTTGCACTACTATTTCTTGCAACAAGTCTATGTTTTCTCTGGCGTCAGAGATTGCAACTTGATGGTCAACGTAGTTTTCTATTTTTGATAGGATTTCGGATTGTGTAAATTGGTTTTTCAGATAGTCCAATAAGAGTATGGACTCGATATCTGTTTCAACTGTTTCTATGGCATATATCTTTTCTTGCAAATCACGTGAACGAACTTCTAATTTTAAGTCCTCAAATGTAGGTAAGTTATTGTACTTGTGTACATGCTTATCTACTACACGCCATAACTTACGATACTCTCCTTCAGGAAAATAGTGTTCCTTCAGACCATTCCAAGTCTCGAAGTCTCCGTTTGCAAGTATTTGCTTTAGTAATGCACTTTCTAGGGTCAAATTGTCTCTCCACTTACAATTTATAGTTGAAAAAAGGGCGAGTCAAAGCTCGCCCAAGAACGAATAGGTATTAGCCTATTTCTTTTTTAGCTGCTCCATTATAGTCTGAGCACTGTAGACCTCTTCTAGTAAGCATTGTTTTCACGCCTCTTACAGTTTTGCCGATTTGGTCAGCAATTTCTTCAACAGTTAAGCCGTCAATGTCGACTCCAGCTAAAGGATCAGCTTTGCTTGAACCTTTAGTTTCTTTCTGCTTAGGAATAGCATTGATTTCACCAGCTCTTAGTAGTGATAAAGCTTTTCCTCTGATTGAATTAACGCTTCTGCCCATAGCTTCTGCGATATCTTCAATAAATGCACCATCATTAACTAATGATACAAATTGTCCTTCTTCTTCATCGTTGTATGACTTTACAGTCTCAACTTTAGGTGCAGGTTTAACATGTTCTGTTAACTGCATAGAAAGGATTTTTCCTTGAATTGACTTAGCTGAAAAAGCTCCGCCTTCAAAGTTTGATGCAATTTCTGCATATGTGTATGAGCCAGAGTTATCTGTTACAAAGTTACTTAAAGTAGCTTCTTGCTCATCTGAGAAAGATTTAGAAGCTGATGCTGAAGCTAGTTCAACGTCAAAACCCATCTTTCTTAATTTACTAGATACACTTCTTACTGAAGTTTCTAGTTGTTCTGCAGCGTTAGCTACAGTTTCTTGAGATATTGGGCTCTCATCCCCAACAAAAGAAGTTAATTCTGAAGTTCTTTCGTCTGTCCATTTTGGTAATGCCATTTTTAATTTTCTCCAATTAAATGTTTAATATTACTTATTATTATAACACCTCGGTCACGAGCTGTCTGCGTTTTTGCTGACTCGATTCCAGACTCATTAATCAAATGAGTACAGTCTTTAGTCAGACTTGATTTTACGGTAAAACCGTGGTTATTTAGAACTTTAGTTGCGAAGGCTTTAGTCGGATAAGACTTTAACTTTCCAGATATACAAACAACGCCTATGACCTCTTTTTTCTTAATTATTTTATTTTTCCAAGTGAAAGGTAGGTTTGTTCTGTATTGATACGGATAGTATTCACTGGCCATCCAGTGAAGTAGATTAGCTGATGCCTTTGGTCCAATACCTGCTTCAGTACAACTTTTCTCGCTAATATCTTCGATGTCTGATATTGACTCGCATAATTTTTGAGAAGCCGACCGACCAATAAGGGGTACGCTGAAAGCTGGTATTATATCCACCAACTTACTCTGCTTTGATTTTTCAATCTCCACAAAGAGTTTCTCAGCTAATCTTTGACTGCCTAATCTTTCCTGTATCTGAGATGCAGTAAGATTATATAGTTCTTCGTATTCTTGGATTTGCAACTTATCTAGCGTTGCAGGTCCAAGTCCTTTTATCTTAAGAGTAGAAGCAAAATGCTGGACTTTCTTATCCCACTGTGCTGAACAGTTGCTGTCTTCACAGAACAACTGGTCATTACGATAAACTAACTCGCTATTACAAGCGGGGCAGTTTGTCGGTGGTAAAATGTCTCTCATTTAGTCTCTCTCTCCAAAATATACATATATTATATCCAATTTTTAAGCATCTGTCAAGAACTATTTTTTCTCTGGTAGATGCATTAATTTGAAACATAATTTAATTGTCCTCGCCCTCATAGATGTGAGTATCCTCGACCATGTTTCTATTTTCCCACTGAAAGCGTAAGGCTTTATATTTCTTAACTAAAGACTTTATCCAGTTTTTTATCATAAATATCTCCTAAAATCCTGTCCGCCATCAACCTATGACCTTCCTCAAGAGGATGATCTTTAGGTCCAAAGGGGACTTGTTCTCTTTTGCACATATCATAGAAAGCTTCTTCTTTCATATGGGGTAGCTCTTCTAGATAGTCGTTTAACTTCATATGTTCTACTTCCCATAAATTGTTTGCACCTTCCATTCTTTGCTCGTTTAGTGTATCTAAGGTCACACTAATTTGACCATCAGATAAATTGTAAAATAAATAAGGTATGTTTTTTGCTTCTAAAAAATACTTTACACTTAACATATGATGTAAGGATGTAATTAAATTGTACCTCATAGAGCGTACTTGTGTAGCCCAACCCTGTATAGCTTTCCATTGCTTTAGTGTCATGCGTGGATGAAAGTGAGTTTCGGATTGGTCTCCTACTTCTAGTGTCTTTCTATCAAACATATACTTTACCCATACGGCACTACGCCATGCGTTTCTTTGGTCTAGATATTCAAATCTATTTATTCCTGACCATACAATGATTACTAACTTTGCAGGCTTTCGTATCATATCATCTGTAGTTGTTCTCCAGATTCTATCATTACTACCACCAACTTTAGCATTATCCCACCAAGGCTGACCAAGTTCTTCACTAACTATGTTAGCAAATATATCACGAGGGCGTACTTTTA